ATCTATATTTGTGCATTCCATCTGTAGTTGCATTTGGTGATAATAATCGTTTGGTATAGGACTCTCCTGTGTAAACTTGCGACTGATAGGACACTTAAACTCAACTAACTTCCCCCAACGATAATCCAACCTATCTTTCATTAAGACAATTCCATCAGGAGACGCACCGATAAACTTATGAATCGGATGAACGACACAGGTTGTATCTACGACTTCTGCTCCACCCTGAATATCTGAATATATCTCTTTTGCTAAAGGTTCAAATTGTGTTCCCCAAATACATGCTGCTATACCCGTTCCTCCTTGACTTTCTTTTGGCCCTTCTAGTTTTCGCATAAGTAGTTCTTTCTTTGCTGATGGTGATGCTGTTTTGAATGCCTTTGTGACTTCTGAGGCAGTAATCATTTCCGAACGGCGTTGATGCCACCCTTCTGATCTTTGGTCTGCGATCCCGTAGTCGCGGAGAACCCTGAATACTGCCCTTTTCCGTTTCCATAAAATGCCAAGGTAGGTGTCCAAAAGTTTGTAAACTTGCTTTTGATAATGTTTAAAACTGTATCCATGTCTTACACAAATCTGTTTAATTTTCTTTCGCAAATGAGTACACTGGTCTAAGGGAAGTTCAAAGACTTCCATATTGGTATATTATATACTTGGGTAGTTCGTAATCCGATTTACAGAAAAGATATACAGTTAAATAATGACTTCAACCATTTCTACACAAGAAGATTGGGTTCTCCATCGATTAAATGCATTTTACACACCAGAACGATTAACATTACTTCGTGATATTCTTGCCAACAAAACTGAAATATCTCTTCGTATTTTGGACTGGTTTGTGACCAATTATTCAAAGTTGAATAATGTTTCGTATGTTTCAAAAGCAGGAAAACACGTCATAGTTTATCTAGCATACAAGTCTCATTTGAAGGCGTATAGCAAAAAGATGTTTGATCCTTTCTGCCGTCATACTCGTATTGACTTCCAAGGAATATCAACAACTGTCGGTCAATTGAACTTCTTTGCTTGGGCAATGGAAGATGATGTAATTGAATACTTATTTGCTCATCGTGATGATATTCATGCTGATATGGAAACTCGTATGAATGCTACTGGTGAACCAAAGAAGAACAGCACAGAACATACACGCAAGAAACGACACGAACTTTCTCATAGCGCAACAAAATCATTGAAAAAACATGATGTAAAAATAACAGTCTCCTTCTCATGATGAGAATATGGTATAAGGACACAATTTACATTTTTATACATTTTTTAAGTGGTATGATTATCTATTTCGTTCCGTGGACAATCATACCAATCGTAGGTTACCATTTATTACAATACTTTATGGATGTTCGATTCTTTGGTTTTCAAGGTGAAGTTCGTCATGGGAACTCAATAGAACATACCTTGGTTAAACTTCTCGAGATCTACGCGGGATATTTATTTATAAAACTTGTTTATACTCCATAATGTTATCGCTTCGTCGTAATATCGTCTATCCAGCGGAAACCGATATTACTGATTTTGATTTAGATACCGATGTAGAAGAATACAACTACGATGGTCGTCTTGTCTTTCGTGGAAACTTAGATCCACAATATTCAGATGATACATTTCAGGTGTATTGGTTATATGATGATTCAAATAAGCGTGTAGGACTAGCAGAACATCAAGGTGAAAAAGATCACCTCTGCTACTGGATTCGTGATAACGAGTTTTCTACATTACTTCAAGAAGATTGGGTTTCAAGAGACAAGACTTTATGGCACATTATGTCTGCTACTGCATTTGAAGACTGTATTCGAAACGGTTGGACTACAGTTGAATCTTTACGAAACAGAACATCTCTGACTATTCTTCGACCAAAAGATATTTTAGATTATCAAGATCCTGAAGCAGTTTGTATTCGTTGCGGTTCTGGAGGTCATTCAGGGTGCCAAATGGAAAAACATCAGGCACATTATGATGTTTTTTTTACATTATTTGTTGATGATGATGGTATTATTTATGCGCCTCCTTCAGATACCCGAGTTTATGCCTTGCGACGACGAGCAGCTGGAGCTTTAGAAGAGGATTCTGGGATTTCTACAATGGTAGGTGTAGGAGCTGCTGGAGCAGGTGATTCTGCTACATTGTCATCTACATCATAACCAGTGTTTTCTTCTTCGTCATCATTGAGAGCAGCACGAGCACCGCCTTGAATTGGTGCTGGAGCATTTTCAGAGTCATCTTCATCTTCTTTGAACATGTCGCGAGCAGTTTGACGCTTGCGCTTTGTGACTTGTACATAACTTGGTTTCCAAGTTACACCAAATCCTTGACCGATGACGTAGATGCTACCTGATGCTACAATCTTTGCTTGACATCCTTTGGTGAATGTTGAAGATAATTCACCTGGTGTGAGAGGGACATCGTTTTCTTCTTCATCAATGACTTCCATTGAGACTTTACCGTCATAGACTGGAAGTTTGAAGCGGAGAGAAGGAGGATATTTACCGTTTGGTACCCATTCACCAGCACTGCTTTTGTCAACAGATACACTTAAGAACTTGTTGAATGAGTCGCGAATGGATTCTTCACCTCGTTTCTTTCCAAACCATGCTGGAGAGTTAATGACAGCAGCTTGAATAACTGCTTCTTGGAAGTCACGAAGGAAGTTGTATGCCTTAGATACATCATCTGCTCCTGCTGCTGGTTGTTGTCCGTATGGATCACAACCTTGAAGAGAAGCTGACATTGAGTAGGATGTAGTTGTGCTTCCATCCTTGTTTTCGTTTTCCTTTACAAGACAACCTGCTGGGAAACCGAATTGTGGAAATCGAAATTGTACATTTTGACTCTTGTACTTGAATGCGACTGATACACCACCTTGCTTATTACGCTTTGGTTCAGAGAATTGAATATCGGATGCGTTGATTTTGCAGACGTTGACTACGGATTGAGCGGACATTTCTATTTCTTGGGTTATGGTATTGTATTTTCTAATTTACCGTGGATCCGTTTTGCGCTCTTATTTCCGTGTCGGGTTCCAAACATGAAAAGTAAAAATGAAACCGTTTAATTAATCGCTACAGTCTCGAACATTATAATTTTCAACAATAAATAGTTGATCAAGAGGTGCTTGTAAATAGAATTTGTAATAATCATAAACACTCCAATCATCATCTATATCAAATAATTCATGTAACTTACCATCTGAAGTTCTACATACAATTGTAAGTCTTCGAAGTGGAAGGTTATACTTGTCAAATATAAACATTGCGTAATCAACATAGTCTCTAAAGTCATTTCCGTTATTAACATAATATCCAACATCTTCCTTTAATTTTTTTTCGTAATCGCTGTAAGTATACACTGCTACAATTTCGTCGTCCCATTTGTCACACCAGATTTCTTCTCGTTCGCTAAACCAGTCCTTGATATTTTGTAAGATTGTTGCTTTGTCTTGTACCATTTTATTTATGCCTCGGGGACTGTTTATATTCTAGATCAAACACGGATCCGTTTTAGGTTTCTATTTTCACAGCATATTCTTTTTATCATATAATGAGTTGTCTAGCATGTAAAAATAAATTATCTTTGGACAGATGCGAACGGCGAGCATTATCCAAACTTCCTTTTTGCGGTGTTCATATGAAGAGCAAGCACAAAAAGACTTGGATTGCGAATCAACCATCTCTCCAAAAGAATATAATAAAAATTCAAGCATTATGTAGAGGTTTCCTTGCTCGTCTTCCTATTCGTTTAGCAGGTCCTGGTGTCCTCAAACGATCTCTCTGTAATAATGATGACGATTTAGTTACAGTTGAAGAAAAGGATAAAGTTCATCCACATAATTATTTTGCTATAGAAGAAGACGGTAAAGTATGGTGGTTCGATCAACGATCTATGCTTCAATGGGCTCAACAAGAATTAGATATTAAAAATCCGTATACACGAACTTTACTATCCAAACAAGACATGAAGAGATTAAGAAAACTTTGGAACTATAGGAGAACCCATAACTTACCTCTTTATCACGCAGGACAAAGAAGACCTATGAACGATCTTGAACGAAGAGATAATTGGTGGTTGCGTATAGCACAAGTTTTACGCGAACACGAATTTGAACTTCATCATCAACATTTCATCTCATTAAATTTTCCGCAAATGATGGTGTTTGTCAATACACTTGCCGAAGATATGCGTTGGTGGCATTCTAACCGAGGAGAGAATGCTGCTGGTAAATATGCTTTAATTTTAGTAAGTTTACGCAATAATATGCCACGATACAATTCTCTTACTTTATTAAGTAAAGATATTGCAGGAGTTTTATTATGTGCTATTTCTGAAATCATAAACACACCTAAACTTATTTATTATATCAATTTAGCATACCATCGAAGTTATGGATACGCTTAATCTTTATCAATACTGTCTTCATTGCGTGATTGAAAATAATCGCGTAATTGATTACGAAGATCTTCGTGTCCCGGGTAAAGAGACCAAACTCCTTGCCAATCTTTATGAACATCCTTGGTAGGATCGACCTTGTTATCAATTAGAATGGCCCAACGGTCCTTGTACTTGCGATCTCGTTTCTTACCGTGCCAGAAATGGTAAATAGTACCCTTTACATAACCAATATTTTTATGAAGACGAAGAGCACGTTCTTGCCAGGCTAAAACAGCGTGTTTATAGTTTGAATGAACACCGGAAGGAATAGATCGTTCTCCTTCACCAATTAAAGAGCAAGCCATATGATGATCTCCTGCTCCTAAAATACCGTGATCAAAAAGTCCACCCATCGTGTTAATTGCTTCACGAGTAGCGGCCCAAGCATAACCTGGATGCCAGTAAAGACCTTTTCCTCCGTAGTAGTAATATTTGTCTTCAGTCTTTCCATCCTTGCTTACAATATTTGCATGTGAAACACCGTTCTTGTAGCAATATGCAAATCCTTTTGTTGTAGTCATAATTTCGTGATTGGGTCCTAAATCAACAGCATCTTCAAAGAGTTGAACAACAGGATGATGTTGAAGTTCATGGACGGTTTCTTCCATCCAATCTGGACGAACAAAGTCAATATCTCCATCAATCCATGCTACATATTTCCAGTTTGAAGGCAAACGGGAAATACCGATGTTGATAAGATTTTCTTTCAACCAAAGTTCTGAATCTGTGCGAACTTGAATATGACGAGATTCAAATGGATTTGTTACTTCAAATTCACGATCACCAAAGGCACCTTCTACAACAAATAATTTTGCTCCATACTTTTCCATACGAGCTTGAAATTCACTAAATAAACGTGGACGAGTTTTATATCGTTCAGGATTTGTCATGACTGCGATTACATAAAAGTCGTCCAAAAGATGAGAGTTGTCGGCCATTGTGATTTATATTATTAAGAATGAATTCTTTAAACATTATTTAACGATTTTGTGTTGTGTCTTTTTAGAATTCAAGTAAGCCTGAATAGCAGGTAAATCTTTTAAGTCAAGTTCAATTTTTGCTTTTTGATTTTTATCATCTTGTTTTGGTTTTTGTGGAGCAGGTGGTTGAACTGTATTTGTGCGAACAGGAGGAGTTATAGGTGTTTTAGGTTGAGAAACAGGTTGAGTAGGAGAGACTGGAACTTTTGGTTGAGGAGGTGGAGATAGAGGTGTTTGTGATACAGAAACTTTAGATTCTGGTGCAGGAGAAGTTGCTTTCTTTGGTGGTGCTGATACACTACGGAATGATTGTGCGATAACCTTTTGAGCCTGACTTAAAACAGGTAATGATGGAGCAACTACAACATTTGTATCTACATTTACAGTTGTTGGTTGTTCTTCATCTTGTGTCATTTCCTGTAAATCTTGAATAGCCTTGGTTGGATTCTTAATATCGGACATAAGTTTGGTTATGTTTCCGATAGGATTTTTGAGAAAGTTTTGGAGAAAGGTAGGACGAGGAATATGAAGGAAGGCTAAAATAGCACCCATTACTCCAACCATACCAACTGATACTCCTCCCATAATTGTTCCTAATTCAACTCCTCCAGAAGCTCCACCTAAAGTTAAGTTCATAGAGGTAGAAGGAGTCAAAGAAGGTGTAGGAAAGGCAGTTATTAAAAATAACGGAGTATCAGTAGGAGATAAAAACAAATTAATAGGAGAAGGTGTGGAGCAAGTTGAATCACTCATTGTTAAAGATTTAGAATTGGTTTTAGATCTTGTGATTGATGTTGTAGTTGTTATACTTGGAGTTACAGAAGAAGTTATACTTGGAGTTACAGATACGCTTGGACTTACAACAGAAGTTATACTTGGTGTTGATGCAGTTGATAAACTTGGAGTTCCAGTAGGAGATACACTTATAGACGCAAAACTTGAAACTGAAACACTTGAAGTTCTTTGAGATGAGACTGAAGAAGATATACTATTTGAATTACTTAGAGATATAGAAACGCTAGGAGTAGGAGATACCGAATCTGGAACAGCTACACCAAATCCAAGAGTTGTTGGAGGAATACAAGAAGTTATTGGGCCTAGAGTATTAGCACAAGGAAGAGCATATACACCTAACTGAATTCCCTTTCCGTCTGATGGATTTGTTCCAGTTAAGTTAAATGAAATCTTATACTGTGTATCTTGCGTTACTGAAACACCTTGATAAATACCGTCGAATGTCCCAACTGCACCGTCATACCATTGACCTGAAGACCAAGTCCCTGCTGCTGGAGGAGGTTGACCTGCTTGAAACCAAACTTGAAAATTAAGAGGAGCACTTATAGACGCACCATTTACAATGATATTTCCACCTTGTGATAGATTAGCATTCTGTAATATTTCAGTTGGATTGTAAGGAATAACCGCAGTTAAACTAGGATTTTTAAATGTCCAGAAACCTGGATCTTGACGAAAGGTAAATCCAACTAACCATGAACCGTTTGTAGTAGCGTTGAAATAGTAAGATTGTGATGTTTGAACATTTGCTTGTGGATACCAAACAGATGCTAAATAACAAGGAGGTAAAACACCCATAGCAGAAATATTTGGATTTGAATCAACGCAAGATGTAGCGTATACGAATGCAGGAAGCATTAATAAATAAACCCACATGTATTTGTATTTTACGCAATATTTAACTACTATTACAATAGAATGTTGGATACAACATCATGTTCTGGTAGATTAGGAAATAGATTTTTTCAAAATATGGTTGTAGATATGATTGCTAGAATGTATAATCTTCCTGCAAATTATGGTTATTCAGAAATTTTTAAAAAACTTGGTTTTAACTTTTTTACAGGATCTAATCAATTTGAATTAACAATTTTACTTACAGACGAAAATATAAATTATGTTTTAGATGGACAAACTTCAGGTGTAAATATTATTTTATCAGATGTATATTTTCAAAATCCTGAAACAGCTAAACGTATTCGAGAAAATATTAATAAAGAAACTATCAAAAATAACAATATATTTGCCAATCGATACAATAATAATAATGATGTATACATTCATGTCCGTTTAGGTGATTTACAAGATAGAAATTTAACTCCTGGTTTTGATTATTATGATAAAGTATTAAGTTCGATATCTTTTGAAAATGGTTTTATTTCAACAGACTCAATTAATGATCCTCTTATTGAAAGATTAGTAAATAAGTATAAATTGAATATTTTGCTAACTGATGAAGTTCAAACTATACAATTTGGAAGCACTTGTAAATATATAGTAACAGCAGGTGGAACTTTTTCTTGGATGATAGCAGTTTTAGGTTTCTATTCAACAATCTTCTATCCTAAAGATTTTTTGACATGGCACGGTGATATATATGTTTTTCCAGATTGGAATGGATATTAATTTTTTAAACCTATTTACGCGCTGCCCTACCATAGTATACATAACCGCGTTAGAAATGTCAGCAAAGCCATCTCATTCTAATTCAAACATGAGCACCGAAGCCTCCAAGACCGCAAAGAAGACCGCTTCTAAAAAGGTTGTAGAACCTGTCGCAGCCGCAGCACCAGCACCAGCACCAGCCGCTGCTGAACCAAAAGTAAAAGCTGCCCGCAAGACCGCAGCAAAGACCGAAGTTGTTGTACCAACTGTCGAAACTGTAGCTGCCCCAGCCGCAGAAGCTGCTGCAACAACTGAAGCTTCTGCTCCTTCTTCTTCCATTGGAAGTGTTGTTGAACGTCTCCGTGATGTTCGTGCACGCTTCTCCAATGAACTCAAAGAAATCATCGCAGAAACCCTCTTAGCCGCCAAGACTGCCGCCCGTGAAGTCAAAGATGCTAAACGCAAACGTCGTGCAAAGAAAGACGTCTCTGAAATGACTGAAGAAGAACGCGCTGCTTGGGAAGCTCGTCGTGCCAAGAATGCCTTCTTAAAACCACGCGCACTCTCTGGTGAACTCTGTTCCTTCATGAGCTTACCAGCTGGTTCTCAACGCTCCCAAACTGAAGTCACCAAGTTTGTTTCTAACTACGTTAAGTCTCATTCTTGCTTCGACCCTGCCAACAAGCGTCACATCATCCCAGACGGTGCTCTCTCTCGTCTCTTACGAGTCACTGACAAAGATACAGTTACCTACCTCAATCTCCAATCCTTCTTAAAAGTTCATTTCTTGAAGGCTTAAATACAAAAAAAGTAAATAAAAAATAAATTAAGGTCTGATTAGACTAAATTTATTTTTTTGGGTTCAATAACTCATAAAAATAGATTTATACATCAATGACTGTAACATTTTTAGGATAAAGATTTGTTTGATGATTTGGAATATCTATAGTAGACCATGGTTTTGGCATATAAATATTTTCACTCTCAGAAAGCCAAGATCCCCACCAACTTAATGTGCTATTTGCACAAATACATCCTGTTTTACATTCTGACATAATATAGAGAGTTTCCATACCAGTTGTTTGTCTTTCTAAAAATACCCAATTAAGATTTCCATATAATTTAGGTATATTCTCATTAGCCCATTGTAAGTCATCACTCAATATCAATATTCTTACCGACGGATTTTTAGATGTTAGATCATTTAATGCTTTTCTTCTATACTCTGTTAAATCTAAATCTAGATATGGATTACCAACATAATCGTTTCTACGAATATGAATAAAAGCTAGATTACTATAATCAATAAATACTTTTGGTAAAAAATTTTTAATATTTTTTAAAATACAACTATCATATGGAAAATAATTTAAGTTTTGTCCATAACCATCTAATATAACTATTTTATCTTCCAAATCAGGAATTTCACCATATTCAAAACATCTACATGTGATACTTTTAAGACTATTTAGATCAATATTTGAAATTACCTCTAAATTTGGAAATAAATCAGATGTATACATTTTCTCATTGCAATGTGGATTACCACCTTTCCATTCTTTATGTATTTTTAACAAACGACCAGTTTTTTCACAATATCCAATTGCTGCTGCTAAAGTAAATAAGTGATTACCAATGCCTCCTATTAATTTTGGGATAACTATTTTCTCCATTTTATAAAATGGTAGATAACTTATATGTTGATTTTTCGCAAAAATGTGAACTAATCTCATTAGGTAATATTCCTGATTGGAAAAATAATATTACAGTTCATCATATGCTTGAACATGTTCAAGGTAATGATGCAAAAATATTTTTAGAAAAATTAGTGGAAGAAGGGATAAATATAGATGATATACAAAGATATTGTTTTATGGTAGATGCAATTGGTTGTCCAAGTGTTTATGAATATAATGTTTCTGGAAGAAAAATAGTATCATCACCTACTTGTATTCGTTACCTTTACTATGCAAATGAAATATTTAAACATCTTCCATTTATGAATGATTTTTCTTTAGCTGAAATAGGAGCAGGTTATGGAGGATCTATTGTTGCTTTAGATTTTATTATAAAACTTAAAGGTTATTCAAAAAATCTAAAGTATCATGTGTTAGATATTCCACAAGTTCAATTACTTCAAGCGTTTTATTTAAAACATTTTGATATTTCATTATCTGTTATATTTGAAGACTGTTTTCAACATGGTAAAAATCTTGAAAATATTTTTGTAATAAGCAACTATTGTATTTCTGAAATTGGTGATGATAATAGAAATAGTTATTTTAGTAATTTAATAATACCAAAATGTATTGGAGGATACTTTGTTTGGAATAGTGGGGCTTCTATTGATCCTATATCAAATAACTTTTTAATAACTTCAATTAAAGACGAAAGTCCTAAGACAGGTCCGTTAAATAAAGTCATAATCTTCTCTAAACAATAACAAATGTGGAAATTTATTGATAAAGTTATTTATATTAATTTAGATTGTAGACCAGATAGAATGAAGTTTATTGAAGATGACTTTAGACCTATTTTTGGTGATAAATTAGAAAGATTTCCTGCTATCCGCGATGCATCTGGTTTAAATGGATGCGTTAGAAGTCATATTGCTGTTCTTGAAATGGCTATTAAAAATGATTGGGATAATCTTCTCGTTATTGAAGATGATGCTGCTTGGAATAAATATGAACAAGGATATAATAAGTTAAAAGTTCTTACAAGAAATCCATTTGATGTAATTGTTTTAGGAGCATCTGCTGTTACTTGGGATCAAACTACATTAAAATTAAAGGGGTGTAATACTACTGGTTGTTATTTGATAAAAAAGCACTATATGCCAGTTTTATTAAATAATTTTAAAGAGGGATTTAAATTTCTTTTAGAAACAGAGGATACATCTTTATATGCTCTTGATGTTTACTGGAATAAACTATTTGAAAGAGATAATTGGTTTGTTCTAGTTCCTTCTATGATATATCAAAGACCAAGTCCAAAACACTCTTCTCAACCAGAAGATGGAAATGTAGATTATACAAATATGTTTCTTTTAGATTTTACACCATACCCATTTGCAAGAGATTCATGGCCCTATTTAATCGATTATGGAACAGAAGAACAGAAAAACTCAATATTAATTTCTTCTGTTATTCCTAAACCAATATCAAAACCAAAACTATTATCATTTTTAAACAGAAAGTAGATTTCGTTTATATACTTTCCATGCTTGACCATTTAATTCATGATTATGTATTTCAGTATAACCTTTACTAACTAACAGTCCTTGTGCTTTCTTAGTAGTAGGCCAGTTAGTATCATCAAAAATCCAAATTCCTTCTGGTCGCACTTTATTCCAGAAAAGTTCTACTTCTTCACATGTAATTTCTTCACTATGATTACTATCCTGATGAAGAATATCAATAGAATTTTCTTTAAATATACTAGCTGCTTCTGAACTTTTTTGTTTCCATAATCTTACAATAGAACTAACATTTTCTCTTTCCATTAACTTTGAAGCAGATGTATATACTTCATCATAATTTATTTTAGCCCACCAATCATTATTTGCCTTATCATTATTTCCTTCTAAACAATGTTCTGCTTTCCATGGATCAATACCAATACAAACACTGAATGGATTCTTTTGCTTAGAAGCCATAGCAAGAGCTATTAAACTTTTACCGTAAAATACACCAAGTTCAACTACAAGGTTAGGATTTGTTTGATCAACTAAATCAATTAATTTATTTGCTTTCTCAACGGTGCACCAACCACCTATATTGTTATATATTGCTTCATAACGATGTTTCACGTGGTTCATTATTAAATTATAATACAATGATATATCTATATAAACGCGTTTCATAATGTGTTGAAAAACTTAAATTATTTAAATCGTATTATAAATAAGAATGATAACATTTATCTACAGTACTTGTAGAATTTATCCTAAAATTGAATGGTTTTTGGATTCATTATATAATCAAGCAGGTGAATTGTCATATCCTATTACTAGTATACAGATTGTAATTGTAGATTTTCAATTACAGAATGATCCTTCAAGAAAACAATTATTTTCAGAAAAGGTAAAAGATAGATTTGATTATGTTCATGTGGAACCAAAACCAAGTCCTTGGCAGGGTAAATATAAGTTAACACAGAAAGACTATTTCTGTGCTGGTTCTGCTAGAAATACAGGTGTATGTTATGCAAAATATAATTACTTAGTTTTTGTTGATGACTTATCCGTTATGTCTCCAAATCTATTAGGTTTTATTATAAATTCATGCAATACAAATAAAACAGTAGCGTACGGTTATAAAAAAGTATTTAACTTAAATGTAGAAGATGGAAATATTGTTACATTAACAGAACACCCTGCAGGTATAGATTCTAGATGGAATTTAGGTCCAACAGCAAATATTAGTGGAAGTAATTTTTTTGGTTATATAAGTATACCTCTCAAAACAATTTTAGATGTAAATGGTTATGATGAAATTTGTAATTCACTTGGAGGTGAAGATTACAATTTAGGAATGCGTCTTGAAAAAAATAATGTAAATTTACTTTATATTCGTAATTCTTTCTATTATGAAACTGAGAACATAGATCAAAATGATGTTACCTTTTGTAGAATTGATCCTTTACTATCACAAGATGAATATAACTTTTTAATGAAAAAATATAATATAACTGAACGAATAGTTCCAGACGGAAGAAATGATCTTACACATTTAACTTTAGATATGTTAAAACGAAACAAAACTTGGACTGAAGGAAATAATTATAATTTAAGAGAATTAAGAACTTCAATTCAAAATGGAGGTTCTTTTAATAATATATTTAGTAATGAACTTAAAACTATTGATGGTGTATACTTAACAGAACTTGATACAAATTCAGTTCGTCATTTAGATATACAACCTGATTATGTACCTCCTCCACCTGTTGTTAAGAAAACTAATAATACTAAGTTTTTCTGGAATAAAAAGTCAACTAAATAGTTTCAGTTTTTTAAGAAATTGGTAATGGTGGAGGATTCTTACTTTGAATACTTTTAATAACATGAATAGGAATATTTTTTTCAATTAAACTTCTTTTTATAGGTAAAAATCCAACTTTATAATCATTGATTCCAAATGAAACTATCCATCCAGAGTCTGTTTCTACTGCTCCGCATGGATATACAATATTATTTTTTATTGTCTTTTTTGTTAAAAATTTAGGTTGTGGTTGACCTACAAGAATAGGATCTTTAAATACATATATTACTTTTTCATAACCTAATGTAATATATGCACCGCAAGTATATTTAAGATCAGATGCAGTATGAAAAAACCAAATATAATGATTATTATCATATTTAACAGGTGTAGAACCACCTCTTACTGTACCAAATTCACAATCAGTTTTAGGAAATTTAGTTATTAAAGGAGATTGTTCAAGATATGTTTCTTTATCTGTATATCGTATTATTGTTCGAGGATTATCAGAATAAATAAAAGACAGATAGTCTCCATCTGAATAAGGAATCCAGTTTTTTTCACGACCATCGGATATCCCATTTTTTACAGTTTGAGGAGGGAATAAATAATGTGAATACATTGTTTCACAAGTTTCTAAATCTAATTTTGCAATACCTACTCTGAAACCATCAGTATATGTTAAATACCAAAAACCTTTATGCTCAACTGCGCGAGGATCTTCACAATGTTGACTATCGTTGATCATATTATGCTGATAAAACATCTGCTTCATATCTTTCATCACTTGTTCTCCGTTTGAGTAGGTTTTTACAATTTTATTTGAATCTTTCACAACTTTAAGATCTTTAGTAAGTAAACAAGTTGCAATATAATCATGAATCATTTTAGGTTCAATTCCTGTTCTGTAAAATAATCTATATCCCTCTTTGTATGGAACAATACAAGCATTATAATGGTAAGTCATGTTAGACATGAGAGTATCTTCATCAAGGCACACAAGGTCGTTGTAGTCGCATAATGAAGGAAGAAGATTTTCATACTCAGTATATGTAGGTTGTTGTTCTATATAACGAGTTGTTAGTACATGATTTGGTCTGTATTCTTTCGGAATTATTTTTGAAATAATACTTTTCATTAAAACAAATAGCAGAAATTATTTATATATTTTTATACGTGGACTATCTAATTTTAAAAATGTATTTATTCCAAACTTAAGATTTTTACGTCTGTTGTAAGTTTCAGTATCTTCATCTCCACCAATATCATTTTTAATATATGTTTCATCTACTTGACTCATACCATGTATAGGATGTTGATGTTGTATAATTACTTGATCAAAATATGTTTGTTTTTTTAATAAGTTTGCTACTTGTGTAAATTCATTATCACACCATGCAGTTCTGTAAATAGGGTTATAAATATATCCAAAACGTTTGTAATACTTATTACCCATTATAACAAGTGTATTTAGACCATTTTTTTGAAATCCGTCATTAAACCACAAAACTCCATCAGTTGTTGGATAATATCTATACATCGTATCACGAATAATAGTATCGTAACCTTTTACAATTGGAATCATATCATCTGATGCCAACAGTAAAATATCAAAAAAAGGAGCTTTTTCCATATCACGATTAATTGCTTTTACCTTTGTTCCTGATATTCCCGTATGTACTTGAACATTAGGATGTATCGATATGAGCGAATTAATTAAATCCATTGTGACAGTTGAATCATCTGAATCAAGAGTAATCATAAATGACATTTGATTAAGGTCATTTGCCTGTGATATATAAAGTTTTAAAACTTCTAGAAGTTTTTGCGGTCTTCCTCGCGAAGGAAGTTTCACAAGAATAAACATATTATAATTAATGGATATTATTGTACAAGTCTGGCGCTATAAAAACTTAGAAAGTTGTCCTCGTAAACAACAGAGACAAAAAGAAATAGAGTATTGTGTAGGAACACATTTTAGTAATCCAAATATAAATACAGTTCATCTTTTAGGAATTAAAGAAGATGAAAGATATTTTAAAACTCTATTTCCAAAAGCAATATACTTTGTAGTTCCTTATCAACCTACTTATGGTATGATGTTTGAGTATGCAAATAATAATATAGAACATGGTAAAGTTATATGTATTTGCAATACAGATATAGAAATTGGATATTTTAATCCTATGATTCTGAATAGGGTTAATAATATGGTTTTACTTGCACTTACTCGTCATAATGTATTTGATGGGCGTTCTGATAGTTATCAAATCGAAAACTATGGAGGTTCACATGATGCGTTTATTACAAGACTTCCATTAACCAGAATTAATTATCCAAGACTTAACTTTAAACAAAACCTTTTTGGTGCAGAAAATGTTTTGATGTTTGAGTTTACAATTGCAGGTTATACACTCAAAAATCCATGTAAACAAATTCCAATTTATCATCATCACAAAGATGAATCTTATTTTGAACAGTATAAACGTATTAATCATGATAAGAATACAGTCATGTGTCCTCCTAGCGATCTAGGTATATATGACGAGGGACATCGGATCCATCAGGATAGTCCATAACTTGTCCACAGAAATCATGGTTAACAACTGGAAATGGTATTTCAATTAAAGTTTCCTCATTACTCATACGAATCATACCGTGAACTAAAGATTTACTTGATAAAATAGGATATACAGTATCTCCAAGAAAATCCATATCTGAACACCATTTAATAGAATTATTTCTTAAATATTCATGAACTTTTGAACGAAAATTAAACGGAACACCTTCCTTCTTTATTCCCCATAATCCACTCATAATTTTCCAATCATGATGAGGATGATCACGAATCATATGAAGAACTTTATCTGATTCTAAAAATTGACGAATACACCATTCATCACGATCATGTATTCGACTATCGGAATCACGAACAATCATAATGCTTACATCTGGATTATCAATTGGATAATAGCGTTCCATTCTTGCCCGTATATCATGAAACTCTGCATGAATCATTTTAACATTTGAATATCTTCGAAGAACTGTTTCTACCCACATGGGAATATCAAAATAATAAATATAAACATACCAAGTTGGAAACTTTTTCTGTATAATATTTACGTTTTCTATCATACCTTTTGTATACTTTGGATTTGAACCATAAAGTGTAAAAGAGAAAACATTCATTTATGTTCAGAACTTAAAATATCTTTAACATCTTTCCATTCTTTTACGATACGAATAGGCATAGTAGAGTAAAGAGGATCAAGTGGAGATGAACGAACAATAGGTATAGCTCCTAGTAAAATTGCTTCATATACACGATGTGTATCTATACCCGTTCCTGCTGGACATAAAATATATTTACTACGTTTTAGATCACGATAAAAGTTAAAACGACGTTGCTGTGTTTCTGGATCTCCAAAGTTTAGAGATTTACCAAGTGGATAATGCATATACTCATGTTGAACAGTACATAATGGATGATCTTTGAATTCATTATAGACTGCTTCTCTCTCAGGACGATTTGTATCTATGAGAAAATTGACTAGACAGAGTATTGTTCTTTCAGGTTGTGGTTCATTCATTACTGCTCGTAAAACATGATGACTAGCATATTGATGATCGCGTAAACCAAGTGGAAGTTGTTTTGCGAGAGGTGTTACACAATTTACAGCAGATACATTAGTTACATATGGTTCTACTAGTTTGTATAGTTGTTCGGTAAATGACTCATCACTATTATGAACAACTAATGATACCTTTTTTGTTATACGCATTCCTAAAAAATGAGATATATCACTTACTTTAAGAAACACCGTATCTCCTGTAGTAAGTTCAAAAGGAGTTCTCCATTTTCTAATAGGATAACGATTATCAAGATTCCATTTGCATTTTTCTTGATAGTATGCTCCTGATATAAATGATGTATTCATTTATATTTATGATAAACCCTTGTTAAAATAATTATATTTCTAGTTCATATATTTGCAAATAATATCTAATTCATGAAGAGACCATGGACATTCATGTGAATAAAGATGAGCATCTGAATATGACATTGTCTTTAATTTTTCAATAAATAAAGGTATGTTATATCTATGATCATAAATATCAAGACGTTTGTACCCATTATCGTTAAGTGTTAATAAAGAAACTCCACTTGAAAATACATGTTTTCTTAGAAGAACTTGATCTGTATACCATCCATGACCTCCATGTATACCGTCTGTTTGCAGATCATATTTTTCTCTCAAGAAACTACGAATATCATTTATACTATTTATTCCAAATACCTTTTTCCATATAGATGTAGATGCAGCATTATAACATATTGGAATTTGATCTGGAGATACACAACGTAAATCACGAAACATAAGAAATGTATTTGATGGTATTTCGTTTATTAACGAAGAAAAATAGGTTTTATTTGCTGGAAGCATGTCCATATCAGTAATAACAGTTGTTTCATTTTCATCTAAAAGAGCAGGGTATAATATTCGAATAGTTTGAGCAGTGTATACTGTTGAAACACCTTCAATAGGTGGAAATACTATAATATTATCTGAAAAAGTATGTAAACTTATAGGTAGATCATTTCCAATATAAATTATACGTACATTTATCTGAGGATAAAACTTTTTCCACATATAAATGAAAATTGGTATAAATCGTGTATATTCAGGATTATTATTTACTGCTGTAAGCACTGTAGTAATACGCATTCTATACTTCAAGTATAATTATGTTTAAATCTATTTTATACTATCTTGTATTGACTTAATCCAATAACCAATCTTTAATTTTTCCATATTGAATATTCCAGATTGTATTCTTTTTAGTTCAGAATCTAAAAACTCAGGAGTTACCTCTGACCAATCATTAATCCAACATATAGGAAGATCTGAAAAGTCATTCATAGCTATATGACGTTTTACAATTGGAATACTTCCCATATAAAGAGTTTCCCACATACGATGTGTATCAATACCTCCTCCTCGTGGACATAAAACAAATTCATGATTACGTATATCTTGAAGAAAAGTCTTTCGTCCTTCAAGAGTATTTACAATCTGTCCTTCCGTGACCCATTTCATATTTTTAAAATAATTGTATACAGATTGACGTTCGTTTGGATACGTAGACACATTAAAGTTCATATAAACTTTGTTTTTAATATTCCGAGGCGTGTTCATAACATCTACCATAATATCTAGATTTCCGTATATTGGATGAATATGTGTATCATTGCAATTATTTGTAATTCCAAGCGGTAAAGAATGAATACGATTATCATCAAACTCTTTATTAACAGTCCACCATACACTTGGAGAATAAATACTAAATAATTCTTTTGTAACCCCTAGATCTCCATGTCCTGTAATTAAAAGTTTACTATGAGGAGTTGGAGAATAATGTAACTTTCCTCTCCAGTAAATAGGAACACGAGAAATAAGTACATCTATTTTAAAATAATTATTTGAAAATGCTTGTAGATAAGCATCAGTTGTTATAATATCTTCTTTCCTTATCATCATTTATATAGTAGTTCAATACAGCACGTAATTGCGTAATGTATTGAGCCCTATTGGACTACTTTTTATTTATTTTTTAATTTTTAGACATTAAAACTCAAAAACCAAGCAAATATATACATACTTGCCACTTTAGTTGGAGTAGGCAAGACCACCCATACCGGACATAACACGGAGAACGTTGTAGTTGACTGCGTAGATGCGGACCTTGGCAGTGCGCTGTTGTTGTACAGTGTTAACGGAGAGGGTAAGGTTGAGTGTGGCCTTATCGATACGAGAGAAGTTACATGTTCCGGATGGTTGATGTTCTTCTGGTTTCAAGGCAAAAGAGTAGACGTTAATACCGACAGAAGGTGTACGAGTGTGGTGTTGCCATGGTTGTACCTTGTCGAAATAACGACCTTCGCGTTCGTCGAAACGATCTTGTCCGTTGAGTTGGACCTTGGCGACTTCGACTGGATTCTTACCTTCACATTTGACGTTGGAGGCAAGAATGACCTTGGCGAGTAAGTAGTTGGTAGTACCTTCGAAGAAGTTGTCATCACCAGCAGAACCATCAGTGTTGTAGATACCAGAACCAGTTGTGAGACCAGAACCAACTGCGACACCAAGACCACCAATTTGGGATTGGGCGTATGCAAAACCTGGAACACCAGCACCAGAACCAGCAGAGGCAGAGAAGGTTGGTACAGATTGTGTTACACCTGCATTGGCAGTTGTTGTGGCTAATGCACCACGACCGAGAACGGCTGTTACAATACCTTCAGTGGTCCAGTCATCAGAGTAGTTGAATGGCTGTTGACCGAGGGCTTCCATGATCCATGGGGTTGGTGGAGCATTGCAGTCAACGAAGGAATCACGTTGAACAATCCATACTAATTCTTTTACAGGGTGGTTGAAGTTCATCTGGATCTTGTTGGAAGATGCAGTGACGGTTTCATCACCAGTGAATTGGAGTTGATCAATGAGGTATTCGTGTGATTGCTGGGCGAAACGACGACGTTCTTCAGTATCGAGGTAGACGTAATCAATGTAGAGGGAGGCAGCAACTAATTGGAGTTGGGAGACAGCAGTTACACCATTACCGAGCTGGATGGTTGATGGGTATGTTGGCATAACAGAGAAGTCACCAACTTGGACATCTGCATAACAACAGTTGTAGTTCTGTTCGAATTCAACGTTGATACGGACTTCGTGGTATTGGAGAGCAATTAAAGGAATTGCTAAACCAGGATTGCGGCAGTACCAGAATTGGAGAGGAATGTAGAGAGTCTTGAGTGGTGTACCAGCACGAGATAAGCATGAGTTGGTGGCTTCAGAAGCAGCACATGTTGCATCTAATGCAATACCTGCAGTATCCTTGAGTAAGACGAGATCAGCGGAGTTACCGACCATATCATCGAATGATACTTGGGTACCTACTGGTTGAGTGAGCTGGGTCCAGATTTGCATCCAGTCACCATATTGACGGTCAATACGAGAACCACCAATTTCAATTTCAACCTGTTTGATTAAACGGTGACCAACATAGTTGAGCCAACGGAAACGAGTACCGTTAGAACCAGCAGTGTTTAAGTTAATCTGTGGGAGAGTAACTTGGATGTATGTGCGGTACATTAAATCGGCATTACGACTAATGACGGCAGTGACACGACGACCAAAGTCGGCTTGACCGTTGAATGTAACTTCAATGGCTTCCATTGCAAAGTTAGTGTGACGTTTGTAGAGAACCTTCCAGAAGGTAATCTGTGGATTACCAGAGATATAAATATCCTGAGCACCGTAGCTGACGAGCTGCATTAAACCACCTCCCATTTGTGTTTATGTTCCATATCAAGATTATTTTTTTCTAATCCACTCACGCGGCGAGAGATAAAAAAACGCCCTCGTTCGAAGTTAAGAAAATATTTTCTCCGTTCATAAAATATGGACCCTTTCTTGTTCCCTACGGGTAATGTTCTTATCAATACTTTTTTACGATCTATTGTCTTAATTTTAACGATGTTATTTGGTTTCGGAACTAACTTATACGCTGCTTACTGGGGTGCTATTATTCACGACACTATTTCTTTGTTGTATGTACATTCTTACCCTCTCTCTGCCTTTTCTTACAAGTTCTGAGCATTCTTTACGCATTTCTACTATTTCGTATCTTGGATCTCCACCTGTGTTACAACATCTGTATTCAGGTGGAAGTCTTAAACGAGGATATACTTCATTTATCCAGTCATCGCAATACCAATTCTTGATTTCTGGTGGAAAGAACTTTCCTTCAAATATATCCATGTGTGTGCGATGAGTCATAACTTGTGTTAAAATATTTACATTTCCATCATTCTGTGGTCCTACAATACCTATATTTCCATTTGCTGCCAACATTTTAATAGATGCATCTACCCATCCTGTTTTCAAAAACTTTATATCGTCTCCACATTGGTATATGTAATCACAACCATCATTGTATGCTGTTGTAGCAAGTTCATTCCACATTAATGTTACATGACCTTTTGGAAAGTCAAGAGGAATCCAGTGAATATCAGAGAACACTCGTTTGAAGAAATCTTGAACATCTTTTCGTGTATAAAAAGCATCATCACTATCGTAGCCTACATAAAAAACGTAAGTATGATTATGAGACATTGTTTCTACAAATGTTGCCAACATAGGCAGAAAATAGGAGTTTCTAGGATACTTCCAATCTCTTTTGTGGGATGTAGTTGGTAGAATAATACCCACTTTCATTATAATGAGCCTTATTTCTAATATAGGGGCATACACGTATACGGATAAAATTTCTTCCTTAGCAGTTGCTCCTTCTCCATACAATAACATAGGAAGTAATTACAACATTGTATTTGTTGGAACTTCAAACGGTCATATATACATGTATAATGAATATACAGATGTGACTTCCATGCATAGAATTATTCCTACAGGGTTTACAGGAACACTTTCAGGAGAAATTACAGGTTTAACAGTTGATCGAAATGGAAAATATTTATTCGTGAACGCTCCATTTGATAACCATTGTTTACGTATTTCATTAGCATCTATTCCTATTATAGGAGCTCCATACAGCCTATCAGTTCCAGTAGATAGTGATATTTATAAATTCGGGGATAATACTGGAAACATAACTGTAGATTCTCAGGGAAGTGTATACTTAGTAACTGGAAATGGAACATCTATTTCTACAATGCAAAATTATGGAAACTCATTTGTAAATCTTTTGTTTCTAAATCAAGGACCTGCACTTAACTTTAAAGGTATAACTTTATCTCCAAACGAACAGAGAGTTTATGCTATAGATTCAGGTTTTGGTTCAATTTACTATTATGATTTTTTATCAAATCAACCTAATTTTGTTTTATTAACTACAGTTGGTGTTTCTTCAAAAATAAGTAATGTTGCTACTTCAGAAAATAATGTATTTTATACTGAAAACGATGGAGTTCATGTAATTAATGATTATCTTGGTACTATTTTACGTGTTGCAGGAAACGGTATGAGTTCTTATGTTCCTACTACAAATCCACAGATGTTTACATTAAGTGGAACAAATGCAGTATCTTCTGATCAATTTGGAGACATTTATTTATCTGCTTCAAATGCATTTGGAAATAGTACACTTTATAAAGTAACTTTTAGTTTACTTGAACGAAATGGTTATCAACCTCCACCACCTCGTCAACAAATTCCTATTTTACAACCTTATCCTACAAATACATGTAAAAGTATCGTAGAACCATTTAATCCTCGTTTGCGTTTTGGTTGGGGTCTTACTAATTCTAAAAAACCAATTAACTTAAGTAAATTTGTTCTTTGTTGTCCTCCACCTGTTGTAAATTGTCCAGTAACACCATTTTACTGTTTACCTACTCCTCCTCCAGTATATCCTCCACAACCTACACCTCCTACATATCCAATAACTATTCCAACACGTCAATTTAATGATCATTTTATAACAACCGGTTATCGTAATTCTATTTCGGTAGTTTCAAATGTATTAACAACTACATCTCTAACATTTTCTGCTTTAAACGCTGAAGTTCAACCTGCTCTTGGACCGCTTGGAGAAGTTTATTATATGGCTGAAAACGGTGTTTTATCAAAACTTTATAATAACAGAGTTTCATGGATATTCAATACAGGTCAATCAAACAAATTAGCAGGACCAGTAGTTTCTACAACCGGAACAATTGTTGTAACAAGTGATTACGGTAATATTTATCGTTTAGATTCAAATGCTTCTGTTTATCAATTTTATCCAATTGTTTTAGGACAGCAAGTTGGAGGTTCACCTGTTTGTATAACTAATAATGCATTTGATTATATTATAGCAGCATACGGAAACACTATGGGTGCATTTAAGTCTTCTAATGCTGGAACTGTGTGGACAAATAAAACACAAACAAATGGAGAACTTTTTGAAACTTCAGTTGCTACAGATGGTATAAACGTATTTGCAGCAACAAATAATAGTAAATTATATTGTTACACTGCAGAAACAGGGAACTTAAATTGGATATACTCTATTCCTACAAAAGGAATATCACCTTTTACACCTTATGTAGGTGCTAACTATATAGGAGTTACCGTTCCAGGAGATAGTAATATTTTTATTTTAAGTAATTCAACTGTTCGTGTTCAAGCATATGATATTACTATAACTCTTTCAGGAATGCAGGCAGCAGGTCCACCTGTCATTTCAACTGATTCAGTTGGAAATATATGGGCACATGTAATTACTGATTCAGGACAATTATATGCATTTGGTAATGTCTACGCAAACGCAAATAATAGTGGTTACCAATACTTTTGGTCAAATAATGAAACTATTCCAGGTAATTATGATACACCGGTTATAGACTCTTCTGGTTTTATTTATACTTCTGGAACAAACGGAGTTTTAAACCAATATCAAGCATATTATACTATAAGTTCAACACAAACTCCTAGAACAAATCTTGTTTTAAATGGAAAAATAGCTACTCCTCCATACCCTATTCAAGTGTTTAATACACCTTTAATTACAAGTCAAAATACTATGTACGTAGTAGGTCAAAATTTAAGTAGTTTAGGAACAAATTATTTATACACACTTTCTAGCTAGAAGGCATCATTCTTGGAGATATATGCATTGCCTCTAATTCTTGTAACCATAACTTTACAGCATAAGGAATAGTCTTGTTTTCAAGACCTGCTTTTGAACCGCATGATTTACATTCATAGAGTTTATCCTTCTCGTTGATTGTAGAGAGAGAACCACAAGTAGAACATATACCTGTTGTGAACGGATCTGAAACATCCATCAATCGTTCTTTGGTGAACGCAGATGCTCCGTGAGTAATGAAGCAATCACGTTCCATTTCACCAACACGAAGACCACCATCACGAGCACGACCTTCACAAGGTTGACGAGTGAGAGATACAATAGGACCACGACCGCGTGAATGTGCCTTATCAATTACCATATGCTTCAATCGTTGGTAATGAGTAGTTCCAATAAATATTTCAACTTCCATTTGTTCTCCGGTCATTCCGTTATACATGATTTCATTACCGTATGGATGCATTCCAAGATTTCTCATATGTTGTTTGAGATCTTCAATACCGAGATGTGAGTAAGGAGTTCCATCGCCTAAATTGCCTGTATTTACACCTACACGACTATACATTGTTTCTAATAATTGTGCTATGGTCATACGTGATGGAATAGCATGAGGATTCATAATGATATCTGGTCGTAATCCAGATGCGGTAAACGGCATATCACATTCATCAAGAATCATACCACATGTTCCTTTTTGTCCCGAACGAGAGGCAAACTTATCACCAATTTGTGGAACGCGTTCTGAAATAACACGGACTTTTACGAACGGATAACCATCTGAGTTTTTGTCTTGCCAAACTCCATCAATACGAGCAGGTTCTGAGTTCTTGTGTGTTGTAGACAAGTCACGATATAAGTATCCGTGTGGATCGTTTCTTAAGTTTACAACTTTACCGATGACTACATCATTTTCTTGAATGACTGCATTCTTCATTGGTATACCATTGTCTTGTAAAGCATGATATGAAGTATTTTTATAACCTTTTGTGTTATCGTGTTGTGGTTTTGAGAATCGTTCTTCACGACCACTTGCTACATTACGATGTTCTTCATCTTTGTAGACCGTATAGTAATAACCACGCATAAATCCTCGTTTTAGAGAACCGCGATTGAGAATAACTGAATCTTCTTGATTGTATCCACCATAACAAGCAATTGCTACAATTGCATTACAACCACTAGGCATCTTGTGCATGTTCAAGATACTGGATATCTGATTTTCAACAATTGGTCTTTGTGGAGATGCTAATAGATAAGCATTCTTATCAAGACGACGATGATAGTTTGTAGCGTATAAAGTCATTGCTTGCTTTGCCATAGCAGATTGATAGGCATTACGAGGAGATTGATTATGATTTGAGAGTGGAATGATAGATGCCATATGACCAAGAATCATATGAGGATGAATTTCACAGTGTGTATAAGTAGCATCTACATCTCCAGGAAACATTGCAATATGTGATACTTCCGATTCGTTGGCATCAATATATTCCATACATGAAGTCACCCATTCAGACCAGGGTGCACATGGTTGAGGTTGTGGTAGTAACTTACCGTTTTCTACCCGTAACACAGGTCTAACTAATCGTCCTGCGTCTGTTTCAATAATTATTCTGTTTTGGAGGACATTCCAAGCAATAGATACTTGTGGATGTATTTGTGCTGTATGTTTTGCTTTCTTTAATTTTGAGTGAACTTCTTTTGGATTTGAAGTATAGGCTATAATTACACCGTTTACAAGGATTGCAACAGGTCCTTCCATTCGTGCGTTTTTGACCCAGTCAATATCTGGAATTTCACGAAGAAAGTTAGTTATTACAAAGGATGGAACGTGTGTAGAGATAGTTGATAATAAACTCATGGTTTTCACAATACCAACTGAATGACCTTCTGGAGTTTCTACAGGACATACAAATCCCCAAGAAGAACCGTTCAATTTACGAGGTGCTAATAACTTACCTGACTTTTCAACAGGTGTTTGAATACGACGAATGTGTGAGAGTGTAGCATTGTATGATAAACGATTCAATACTTGCGATACACCTGATTTAGTAGCATTGGATAAGGATGTAGAATTAGATGTTCCTAATCCTTGAACTGTGAAGTTTCCAGTTGCTAATGCTTGTTTTAATTTTCCTTCAATAGATGATACTTTCATAATCTTGTAAAGATTGGATAGAACAAGAACATCTAATGGTTTTCCTGAACGTTTCCAGTTATCGTTATTGATTTCATGAACGAACTTAGAACGAATATCTTTACAAACTTTTTGAAATAATTGACGGAATAAATGAGTCAGAAGAGAACCAGTAGTTACAACTCGTTTATTAGGATACACATCACGATCATCTAATGTTATTTTTCCTGCAGCTGTATCCAATAACTTCTTCACCATACTTACCAATATTTTTGCTTTACGAGCAACTAATACTTCAGGTTCTAATGTTTCACCTGCTAATTCTACATGTGGTAGAAACTCAGTTGTCAATAATGTTTTTACATGACCTGTTTTATCGTCGTGAGTTGGAGGATATTGAAGATGACGAGAAAGGTATTCAATTGCTTGTTCTTGTGTAAAGACTCCAATATCTGCACATTCTTTAAAGGATGCCATCAATGAATCAGTATCTTCAATATTGAGAAGTTCATATACTTCTTTATCTGTTTCAATTCCAAGACAACGGAAGAATACCATTAAAGGAATATCTTCACGAAAGCGAGGAATACATACAGATAGAGGATATCCTAAACCATTGAACTTGGAAGATATACGGATTTCTAACTTCTTTGGAGGCAAGGTAAAACTTTCATGTAATGACTTCATTTCAACCGAATGTGTGTGTTTAGTTGTGCTCTTTTTGTTTAAGAAGACCATAATACGATTATCAGCTACTTTCTCTTGTGAGAGAATGACACGTTCACCGCCGTGAATAATAAAGTATCCAAATGGATCTTGTGTACATTCACCTAATTCATCAAGTGTCATAGGATAATCTTTCAAAACGCAGAGAGATGAACCTAACATAACAGGAATCTTTCCAAGAGAAATACCTTCGAATGTTTTTGATTCTTCTTTGAACTCTGCTAAATTGGGTCCAAAGTAAGAACGAACTTTCAACTTAATATCTACAAACATCTGTGCTGCGTATGTGAAGTTACGTATACGCGCTTCGTGTGGGAGCATTTGTTTCAAACGACCTGTTGCCTCTTGAATACGAGGTTTCAAATACGATACATTATCAAACGATAATCGAAATTCGTATTTATACTTTTTCGTGGTCTCGTCCTGATCGTGCCATACTACAATAGGTGGTGTAGAACGCAATATCAAAGGAATCTTATTGCGTAAGAAATCTTCATACGGTTCAATTTGTGATTCAGAAAATCGTGATACGCCATTCTTAAAATATGCTCGAACTGCTTCCATCTCGTGTTATTGATAGTGCGTCCTCGCCGTAAGTTTTTATCCGTTTTTAGTAAGAGTATGCCTGCTGCTGACGCCGGAGCAAAATACACAATTATTAAAGAAGGTAGTGATCCTGCATTTAATGGTAAGAATCCTGATGCAAGAGTGTATCCTATTGCCACTTTTACACCACCCGTAGGAATGCCAAGTGGTCCTGGATTTGGAGGAAAACGCGTTCGTCGTTCAACCAAAACCTTTCCAAAAGGTATTTTGCGTAGAACTGCCAAGATTACTCCTGCTAAGAATCCATCCAAAGCACCTCCTATGACTCGTAAGCGTTCAGTCAAGTTAATGACTGAAAAAGGAATAGAAAAAGCACGTAAAACTGCCAAAGCAAAAGCTGCCAAGACAGATATAGCAACTATTCGTAAAAAATTGATTGAGAAGAAAATTATTTCAGCAGACAAGAAGAACATACCACCTACCGTTCTTCGCGTTTTATATTCTGATTCGGTCGGAGCTGGATTACTTTCTTGAAAACTTAATATAATGACGAAAGCGTGGGGTCCGCTTGGTTGGGCCACGTTACATACAATAGCAGCACTTTACCCCGATTTACCGTCCCAGTACGAACTGGAACTACTAAATCGGTTTCTTGCTTCTTTTACAAGCACAATTTTATGTCCATCATGTCTTCAACATTTCACAGATATGCAGGCATTGTATACTCAAATGTTTCCTAACTGGAAAAACTCCCGTAAAACTGTTTGTGAGTTTGTATTTCGTGCCCACAATACAGTGAACAAGAGAACTAACAAAAAGGTTTATACATTGGATGAAAGTATAGCAGAACTTCAATCTATAATTCCAGATACAGTAACAGGTACTGCACGTCGTCAACAGTACCTTGTATATATTCGTACTGACTGGATGAGAAACATGACATTAACAGGTATTTCAAATGCTCCAAGATTAAAAGAACTCAATGTTATTGAAGACGAATACTGGTCTAAACGATCATTTACATGGTCAGATATTCAATCAAAGTATCCTGATATAAATGTATCACCTATTCCCGAGCGTTCTTCTATGATTGCTTCTGGTTCTGCGGTTATTCCTAAAATTTCTATGCCAACAGCAGGAGGTTTTTCACTTAAAATTGGAAAGATCGGAGGGAGGTCAAGTCTTCGCTAGGAAGCGAAATACGAGGTTCGCATTCCCATTCAAATTTACGCATCCAAGGCATACGATTATCTTTTGATTCATCATACTTTTCATCGGGATACATTGCTCGTTTTTTAGCACGATGTAAGGATTCTTGTGGAAGAATGAATTGAAGTTGTTTGGTAACTGTAAACTTTGGAGTTTCTGGTTTCCAGACTACAGGTTGTTCGTGATATCGTATTATTTGAGATATTAAAGGTGCTTCGGAATAAGGATATACCCAGTTCCAATCTAAACACTTGTTTTCTGTAAAGTAGTAGAGAGTCCAATTAAAGTTTTTCCAGAAAGATTGAACTACATATTCAATATTTGTAGTTCCATCAAGGAGATGTAAATTGTATCGTTCTTCAAAGAATTTACCATCAGGAGACATGATTGCAGATTCAGCAGGTCTACATCTATTTTTGATTGCCTCCTTGTAATAATTAAATTCATCCATACCTGCTGTTTTTAAAAACTTGTAACGACCCTTTGGAGTTAATAAGTTTGGATTCCCCGCTTTTTGATAATATTCCATTGCTCGTTCGTGTCCTTTTTCACGTAGAGAAAACATACCGATCGCAGGCATAAAGTCATTTCCAAAACAAAGAACACATAAGGCAATATACTGAGGAATAGGAATTGGTATAACTCCCTGTAATGAGTTTATTGATAAAATAGAGTATCCTTCTACTTTTGAATCAAATGACTGATTTTCACGAAGAAGATAAAGACGAGTAAACATATTCAATTGAGACAAACATAAAAGAATTAAATCAGCATCAAGTCCGTATACACATGTTTCCTTAATTTCATCTGGTTTCAAAGTTTTCATCCATTCGAATAATTTATGTTCTCCTTCACCTGGTTCATCTGTTGAAGAGATGATAGCAGTTGGAAATTTTGCCTTGATTGCTTGATGAAGTTCTTTCATGTAAGGTGTTCCTGGAGATATTTGATGTTTATCAAAAATAGGTGTTGGTTCATCGTAGATACGAAAACGGCGATAACGTTGTTGAACTATTTTTGCGTAAGGAACAAGTCCGTCCATCGCAATATACAAATAGTTGCGAGGCGCACAGGTTTTCTCAATGAGAGTATCAAGTGCTTCTACAATACTCTCAATGGGACGATTTTCATCCAAATAAGTATGTATTAAACAATTAAAATCAACTGCAAGTATATTTGGTTCTAGTCTTGCTCTTACACGATTTACAATTGAACGATGTGCTTTAATTAAACTTACAAAATAATAAGGTATACCCATTTATTATTTATATAATTTGTCTTCTCTTAAAAGCAATGGCGAAACAAATGGGAGGGGCAATTTGGGATGCTTTCCAGGCAAACTGGATGTATATTTTAGGTGCCGTTTTAGCAGTCATAGTTTTATACTATGTGTTCCGAGGAACTGGTTTCAAACCAAAGGTAAAGGAAGGTATGGGTGGATGTTCTAAATGTCCAAAGGCAAATAAGTAAAAACGGGTCGGTTATGAACTATAAAGTAGGACAGTAATCTAAAATGACACGTATAACAGGAGTTCTACAACTTACGAGTAAAACACGATACGGCATGACATCGAGAAACATACCAATGTATCTATTTGCACCTTTGAATACAGAGTATCCACAGATGGTGGTTGCATCATCTCATAAAAATATAACGAAAAATATACTGGTCGTAGCAGAACAGGTAAACAACGATAAATTGCCACGGGGTCAAATTGTGAATGTGATAGGAACATGTGGAGACCCAGAAGCAGAACGAAGTGCTATTCATAATGCGTATTCTCCAGATTACTGGACTAAAATCCCGTCTGTAGAATATCCAGTCTTTGCGAGATATCTTCTAGATGTCCCGACTATTAATATAGATCCACCTGGTTGTGTAGATATTGATGATTGTTTGTCGGTCTGGAAAGAACAAGGAATAACAAAAGTAGCAATTACAATCGCAGATGTAGCAGAATGGGTAAGAGTCAATCCTTGGATGATGGAGGCTTCAAAAATAGGTCAAACATTATACGACAACGGAAAAGCTGTTCGTAATATGTTTCCAAGAATCGTGGAAGAAAAGATGTCGCTTCTTCCAGGTGAAAAGAGATTAGGTTTGAGTTTGATATTTGACTGGATAGATGGAAAAGCATGTAATCGTCATTTCAAGGAAACTGCAATCATAAATAAAAAGAGTTATACATACGACAATGTTCATGAATGTACAGAAATAGATCCTAAACTTATACGAGAAATAGCGCAACATGTATCAGGAAAAGTTCTTCTTGATCCTCATTACTGGGTTGCAGAATTGATGATTTATTACAATCGAATGATGGCAAAATCGTTGGTTGCTATTCAGAAAGGTTTATTGCGTTCACATTCTGCTCCTGACGCGGAAAAAATTGAAAGGTATAATAGACTAAGTTTAGATGCTTCGATGTTTGCGTATGAATCTGCTAAATACGCATACGCAACAGAAGATGTAACACATTGGGGATTTCAAGATAAATACTGTCATTCAACTTCACCTATTCGACGATGGGCAGATGTAGTAAATCAAATGGCAATGAAAGGAATGCCCGTTCCTGACTCAAAAGATGACTGTAATCGTCTTCAAAAGTATGCGAAAAATCATCAACGCGATTTACGGTTCTTAGATATTCTCAATTCTAAACCTGTAGATGTTCCAGGTATGGTGGTTTCATCTACACGTATTTGGGTAGAGTCTTGGGGTCGTTTAATCAGTTGTAAGAACGATCTTCCCGAAGGAACACCTGTAATTGTGAACTACTTCTTGGATATGCAACAAGCAGGTTGGAAGAAACGATTAGTATTCTCCATAAAAACGAATCAGTAAGAACACATATTTATAAGACAGCAATAAGATGTTGATTGCAAGTATTCAATTTAACAACGACGATTATCCTTACGATAAACAGATCTATATCCATGAAATCTATGACAGGTTTTATTACAGTGAGAGTTCTGTTGGAGAGAGCGTAACTTATATCAGCGAAAATTTTACCATAGGTCAATCATTAAAATTAATACACGAAGGAATGCCTAATAAAGAGTACCATTGGAAAAATATTGATAGCATAGGTGCATGGTTAGATACAGAAGGTGGACATTTATGGAAAGATATGGAACCTGAACTAAAAAAGACATTTCTGGATATAACATGGGAAAAGTTTAGTAGAAGTGAATTTCCTAGACCGTTACATATGTGTGTTACTTTCAAATCTTATAATCTTAAATAAAGTGAATCTGGAATAACTAAACCTCTAACTAACTCAGTTCTGAACTCTCGTAATGTTTCTAATATTTCCAGATTTTTTGTATATGTTGCCATTGTAACCCATTCATCAACTATGTTTGCTACCTTCAATATTGCCTTCATAAAGTTTCCTTCGTACAGTTCGTATTGAGCACACAGTATACTCATTTCTTCACCTTGCATCCAACGATATACTATTTCAATCCAGTAATTATGAACTTTCCAGTATTGTGCTTCACTTTTTACAATTTCTTCAATGAACATATCACCTGCTATTTTATGTACTTCATTCACTACTTGACGTAAAGTTTGAGGAACTCGCAAAGAATGTATGAATATAACTTCATCTGTTTCACCTTCTACGAAACAACTTAATAAAGCAATTAACTCGTTTCTTGAAAGACTTACTCCTTTTTGAAAGAGCACGGACATAATCAGAGGATGACCTTCATTGATTTCTGATGCTAGAACACCTAATTCCGTTATTTTTCCGTCTTCATCTACAAATCCAAACTTTTGTAAATTTTCAAGAAACGGAACTTCTACTTTTTTCAATCTATCAACTTTTACTTGTAAATTATCTGCCTTTGTTTGTGCTAATCGGTATTCCTTGAACTTTTTCCATCCTGCTTCCCATTTTGGTCCCATGTGTTTGTTCTTCCATGTATCCAACAAACTCTGTGCTAACTTACGTTCTGCGTTCTGAGTATTTTTAATTCTGATTTCATAACTTTCACGCAATGCATAATGTTCTATTTCTAAATCCCCAAACGGTTGATTCAATTCTTTTATTTCAGTTTCGAGATCTCGGATTTCCCGTAATCGTTCTTCGTTCCAATACGACTTTTCTACAACTGATTTCCATTCGGTTCCGTGATGAAGACATTTCAACAAGAAATCGTAATGAAACTCCATCTTTGAAGATAACGATTGTTGTTTACCTGTCATCATACGCTCCACATCTTCAAGAGATTCAGGTTTACGGTCGGGAAGATAAAGAACAAGACCTTGTGTATCTTTTCCTCGTCTACCTGCTCTACCTGCCATCTGAATGTATTCGTCCGTTCGTAGCATTCGTAAATCACCTTTTTCGTCATCAAACTTTCGGTAACTTGTGAATACGACTGTTTTTGTTGGCATATTGATTCCAACCGCAAATGTTTCTGTCGCAAACAGAACTTTGATAAATCCACGCGCAAACAACATTTCTACGATTTCTTTGAGAACAGGTAGAAGACCGCTGTGATGGAATGCGACTCCTTTTTGAAGGAGATTGAAGAGTGTATGATATTGTGGAAGTTTTTCAATATCTTCATATCGTGATAAATGAAACTTCACAATATGTTTAATGGTTGCTCCATCACTTGAATCTATGAGATTCGCAGTTACTTTTGAAGCATA